AAGTGCGAAGCACATTAAATATTATCTAGATTGTGTAGTCACACTTCGCCCTGGCGGGCAAAGTTATTTTGAACATTATCTGAGTTGAGCAGTTCACTTAGCGTTTGCACTATGGTATTTCTACTTGCTTAGGCGGTCATCCGGTACCTAATCGTGCTGTCTTATCATGACGGCGGCATACAAACATACGCTAACATGCGTGTATACGTGGGGCGTATTTCCCCTCTTTTAGCCTTTTATAATTGTCTTAAACAGCAAAACCGGTTGTATGTAGGCATATCCGATCTACGTCCTGTCAAGGATAGTTGCTGAGTACTGTTGCGGCACAGATTTCCGTCCCTGAGACCCGAGGTCCAGTTGTTCTTAGACACTTGATATAAGCCAGTGCAAGCCAAAAACCGCTTTATTTTGCCTTAGATTGTTCTAACAGCCGCTGCCTAAGTATGTTTGAACCGCCTACTCTGACGTTGATAATACCGTTATAGTAGTCATTGCTTTCCAGTACTCTGCGTTCAAACTGTTCTCTTGCCTCTAGATATGACATTTCTGCCTTGGACATGCAATAGTAAAGTATTTCTCTTGTGAAATTTTCCGGACCTAGTGCTTGGACATCTGCATTGAGCCTATCAGATGAACCATAGTAGTCGCGCCAATCGCTTTCTACTACACTTCTTCTTTTAAGTTTTTTGCCTTTGAGTGGTGGTTTGGTGCGTTTAAACTGTGCTAGTTTTTTGCCTATGTATTTTTGTCCGGTTTGTAGATTCGTAATGAGGTACACAAAGCCAATATAGCCTTCTGGAATCTCTTCTACGGGTTGATTTTGATACGTCCACAGCACAATGTTAATTAGTGTCTGTGTCGTCCTTGGCCTGTTCTTTTTGGCGTTGCCTGTCTATTTTTCTTTGCCTGCGTTCGCTGGGTTCCGTGGGCTCGATGCCCAACATGGGATTCCCGTGCATTTTAATTCTTGTGTCTTGTATCTCTCTGCGCCTGTGTTTGATCAGTGGTGAAATGTCATTGAGAGCCGCACGAGCATCTCTAGCACTTTGAATATAACCAAAGTTTTTAAATTTCTCGTTGGCTGTACAGTATCTAATAAATGCCTTGACAATTTTGTCATGCAAACTGTCTTCTATTTCGTCACTCATGAATTTCTATGTCGTTGCTATAACTGGTAAAACCGTTTTCTTTAATAACTCTTAATACATTGTTTACTCTACCGATCAGTTCATCTCTATGACTGATCAAGTAAATGTTTTTATGTCTTTCACGACCCATCTTTTTCAATATACCCAGACTGCCTTCAACACCGGCAGCATCCATACCTGAATCAATAAGTTCGTCAATGAACAACAAGTTGATGTTTTGATACAAACTTTCCCACACGTCACGGAAACTCCATGACAATCCAAGTATTAACCGATTACGTTCGCCGCGACTCAAATTATCAAAGTCTAGATCCTGCCCCAACTGTGTGATCTCAACACTCAAGTCGTTTTGGAATACCACGCTGTGCGGAAGACCCACCTTGTCAAGATAGTAGGTTAATCTGTTGTTGAGATAAGCAAGATTTTGATCAATAATTTTCTTACGAATAAACGAATCTTTGTTGGTCAACAGTTTTAATAAAAATTCTTGATGATCTTTCATCAAGGTCAAACTGTTAACGGAGTCCCACGAAACATCTTGCAGTGCAGTATTTTCTAAATCTTCTATTTGTTCTTGATAGGTATCTAGTTCATTGCGTTTATTTTCTAATTGAGTACCTAGATTTTCTAAATTACTGCGATGATTGTATGCTTCGTCCAATGTGTCATAGAAAGACACTGGTCGTCCGTTGATATCTCCAATACCGTCCAGTTCTTTTATTACGACTTCTAATTTTCCAGCAACATCGGACATGTATATATCTGCTTCAAGCAAATTCTTTTCAGCAGACTTGATCATTTCTTCATGCTTGTGATCGTGCAGGTCTTGTTCGCAGGCAGGGCATTTGTTGTCTGCTAATTTTGCAATTTCTTTTTCATATTTTTTAACAGTCTTATCTGCCTGCATCAGCGCAGTTTCTAGAGTGGCACGTTCTTTGTTAAGACTTTTAATTTTAGCCGCATGATCGTCATAGGTTTTTAAAAGAGCATGTTGATTGATTTCATGCTCAATATCTACACCAGCAAGTTCGTCAATGGCTTTTTGAATTTTTGTAATATCTGTTTCTTTATTTTTCTGCCATGCACTTTGCTTTAACTTTAAACTGTTGATGCTTTCTTGAATTCTGTCATTGCTTTTCTTTACAGCATCAATTTTAGCACTTTCTTGTAGAATGTCGTCTTTGCTAATTCTAATCTGTTCCTTGAGCATTTCTGCTTTTTCACTGAGTAGAGTAATACCCAACAGTTGTTCAATGATGGCACGTTGGTCATTGGCCTTCATAGAAAGAAACGGTTCAGTGTAGGTGTTTAACGCAACAATGTGCTTGAACATGTCGTGACTCATGCCAAACAGTTCGTCAATGTCTTTTTGTGTTTCTCTACTGTCGCCTTGTCCTTCATCGTCAACATCTTGATCGTCGATTACTTGATCATCGATATAAAATTTAAGCACGTTGGGTTTACGCCCACGCTCGATACGATAAAGTTTACCATCTTTTTCAAACTCAACAGTGACCAACATGTTTTTACCGTTGATTTTATTGATGAGGTTATCTTTTTTAATGTTTGTAAGTGCTTGTCCAAACAGTGCATAACTTAATGCATTGACAATGGTAGTTTTACCAGTGCCATTACGACTTCCGCTGTCATCTCCGCCTTGGTCTAGATTTTCACCTAACACCAATGTCAACTGCTCTGTGCAGAAATTAACCGCTTGTGTGGCATTGCCCACACTCATAAAGTTTTTTACAGTTAAATCTTTTAATTTTATCATCTGTTATAGGTTATTATAGATTGCAAGCAACACTTTGGAGTCGTAGTTGTCGCTTTGAATGTTGGCAATTTGATTGCTGACAATTTGATCCACACTTTCAAAATGTTCAACATCAATGTCGTTGTTGATTTCTACTTCCTTCTTTTCAGGAATAAGTGTAAGTTCTCGCAGATCGCCGTTTGCTAAAAATGTTTCTTTGATGTAACTGGCTTCTTCGTAACTGATGTCAATGTCAATGCCCACTCTTAGATAAGTTTTGCTCTTGATAAGATCATCGCCTTCGTCAATGAGTTGACTCAGTTTGACAGTTTTAAACTTAGGTGCGTCTAGCCAAATACGATATTCTGGTTTTCCACCGTGCTCTAGTATCATCATGCCTCTGTCATCGTCCCACGCATCTGCATAGTTGTGCGGAAATGCATTGCCAATATAGACAATATTTTCTTTGGCCTGTCGCTTGTGAAAGTGGCCTGAGAACACATATTCAGGATTCTTAAAATTACTGGCCTGTAGTTCGCCGTGATCTGGCATCTGTACCATGGCGTTCATCATAAACAACGGCAGTTCAAAGTGTCCAAATACATATCGACTCTTTAACTTCTCCATCTTTTTCCATTCTTCGCCTGTTAACCAAGGCACCATAGTTGTATCTCCTATGGTGGTAATCTCATTTACAATAGTAACTCCGGGAATATGACGTCCCCAGTCCACTGAATGCACATCACGCTTGTCTTTGTAATACAAGTCGTGATTACCAGGAAAGAAATAGAACTGATCAAAGGCTTTGCCCAGTTTTTCCAATGCTTTAACACTGGAAACCATAGTTAGCATGTTGAGACTGTTACGATTATGATGCCAATCGCCTAAGAAGATGCCAGTGTCACAGCCCTCTTTCTTTGCTTCAGCAATAAACCAATCTACAAAGTCTTCGCAGTCTTGATTATGTGTGGTACTATTTGATTTTAATCCAAAATGGATATCTGTAAAGGCAGCAATTTTTTTAAACATAAGTCCTAGTAGTGTAGCAAAAAATTAAAGTGAAGTCAATCCTCAGCGGGTGTTTCGACTGAAGTGTCAATTTCTCGTTTCATAGCATTTGAATATTCGTGGTTGACCATTCTAGTGTTGCTAGGGTTCATACCATTCATTTCGAGGATGTCATCTCTGATGTTTTGCATTTTCTTTTCGATATTGATGACACGCACGAACGAGTTAGTAACCGCGGCGGTAAAATATGCGAAAGGATTATCACTTTTTGATTCATCGAATTGTAGTCCAATTTGTGTAAGTTGAAGAATTGCCTGACCTTTCATTTCTTCATTGTAAGTGTATCCGCGAACGTTGCCCCTGGTAGCATA